AAATCCTTGGTGAAGATGATGTTGCCAAATTGGCGGAGTTAATCAACACAGATGTTCAAGAGCGACACAGACAACTTTTTGGAAATACCACAGCAGAACAAACAACAAGGGCAATTGAAAAGCTTGCAGGCACAGAAGGAAAGCAATCAATTATGCGTGGAAGGCTTGATGTTGAAAATCTTTTGGCAAAATCACAAAACATTACAAATGAAACAATAAAAATGCAAAGCGAACTTGAAAGAAAGAAACAAGAAGCGGAAAATATAAATTTAAGCAATTATGAAATGTTTGCCCGCATGCAACAAGCAACGGAAGACAGCAAAGTAATTTTGGCAGATATGCAAGCAAAGATTGCACCGCTTCTTGAAAAAAGTGTTGGCATTCTTGAAAGAATGTATAATTGGCTTCAAAATTCCAAACTTGGAAAATGGGCAGGGGGGGTTTTTAAATAATGTTAGGCGGAACAGCACCTGTTTTGGTATTTAATTTTGCAAGCATCAGTTCAGCTTCAGTTTTGAAGAAGTTGGGCTTTAATATTGGGGAAGATAGCATTTTCAACTTCAACATTCCACTTGTTTCAATTCCTGTTTATTTAGATGAGAAATTGACAGGAATTATTGTTGATGACCATGAAAGAAGCATCAACATTGAATTTGAAACAGATGGATTGGGTGGAAACTATGAAAGGGAAATTTCTTCAGATGTGAAAGTCACATTGGTTGCACAAAAAGACAATATTGCTTTTCAAGGGTTCTTGGCTTTATTTGAACAGATATTGAAAAGAATTCCAACTCAATCATATAAAATATATTTTTATTATGATGATGTTTTCATGACAAATGCATCTTTGAAGGATTTTGCAGTCACAACAAGGGAAAACACCGACACAAGAGTTGTGACCTTTACATTGACCAACAGAAGCGAAAAATCAAAAGCCATTCAGTCAGTATTGAAAAAAGTCGGTGACAGTTTGAAGGATTTCTTGAAATGACAGTTGCATGGTATAACATAGGAAGCAAAGATGAATTTGAAGCAAAAGGCATTCCGCAAGAAGTCTTTACAAAAGAATTGGAAGATTTGGGACAACAAGAAATTGTTTTCATAAAGGGATTTTCTTTTTCGGTGATATTTATGGGGGAAATGTTGACACCTTCTTTGAATGGGCGAAACCCTTATGACAAAGGGAAGGTTGCTTGCTATGTTGACCCCGAAACTTCAGATGTATGGGTTGGATATGAAACTGATATGTGAAAACGGATTTTATAAGTTTTTTCCTGATTTTGTTGGGGAAATTAAACTTTGGGAAAATAAGAATGGCACAAAGCTTTTCAAGGTTCGTGACTTTTGGACATTTGAAAGTCTTGCAAACTTCCCAAACTATTCATTCACAGGACAGTTGGTTTATGGTATTATTCCCGCAATTGTAAACTATGCGGGAAGCCCTGAAGAAGTTTTATCAAAAAATAAATTGACATATAATGTAAAACTTGGAACAATAACACCAAGGGCATTGGTTATTTTGCAAAGGTTAGAATATGCAAATGGGGCATATTTGACCTTCCCAAATATCCCTCAAGCCTTTGCCCTTGACCAAGATTTGCAACAGATTTCAGGTTTTGAAGCATTTGTTGATGTAAGGTTGAACACCTATAAAATTGAAAGGCTTTTATATGAAAATATTTGAAGCAAAAAGAACAGGTGGAGTGATAACAGCAGACAGCGGGGTTGTGGTTAATTGCCCTATTTTGGGCGAAGGCGGGGACAGTGAAGGTTTCATCATCATGGCTGAAGGTGAACTTGTTTATATACCCAAAAGAAGCCCTGATTTATCCACAACATTGCAATTATTATCCACAAGTTTATTCACAATTGCTTCAGGCATCATGCAAGCTAATATGGGCGGGGATATTACAAGCCCAACTTTTGCACAAGAATTGACAGATTTGAAAAAACAGGTTGATGAATTAAGGGGGAAATTGAAATGATTGATGGATATATTGAAAAGGGTGAATTCAAAGTCAATGACACAATTGTTTTCAAAGCCAAAAACATTTTGGAAACACAGGAAGGTTCTTTGAGTTATGCCCCCGAATTGGGAATTGATTTGAAAAGATTTCTTGACCCTGATGTGAAGATACAGAACAGGACTTTTGAAGCATACAGCATTCAAAAGTTGGGTGAACAAGGGGTGAACCCCATTGAATTGATTGTAAACAAAGAAACATTCCGCCAAGTGTTTGAATATACAGTTGCGGAAGCAGAGAAGGAAGGATTGATTGCACAATGACATATACAGTGACAAACGGATATTCACC